CCATTCGATACGCTCGATACCTGTCTACACGGATAGTTTTGGTTATCAGCCAACTGTGCCGTCTGGGCTACCTTCTAAAAGGTCTACCTCGATATCGAAGAACAGTATAAGGAATAACCCGATTTTCTCGGGAAATGTCTTTCCTGAACTCCTTTAAAGAGATAGGTACCCCTCCGTCAGCGTAACCTACTGACGTTAAGCAAATTCCCCCATGGCCACCTATCGTAGCGATGGATGAATGCAAAGGTTTCAGCAGCGTTTGCTGTTTTCTCCAATGATTCATCAACCAGTTGCTTAATGCACGAGTCCATCCCCCCGGTTTTCTGTACTTAAGGTATGGAAGATCTGGGATCGATAGATCCAAGTGTGCTAAAAGAACCTCTCTAAGAATTCCAAGAGGAGCGCGTAAGCTCTCCTCAAGGTCTTCTACCCGCGGGGCTAACCCACGCGTGGTAAGTGAAAGAGGATCCCGAGCGGTCAGTAGCTCATCAGACATTGTACCTAACCATTGGGATGATTCTGATGCCAGATCCACAATAATGGGATCCGGTACAGAGCAACCCTCTATCCAAAGTGCAATTGCATTCTGGAATGGTGAGAGATAAGACTCTCCCAGGCCCTTCACAAGGTCTGGTCGGTCGTCGATGGCTACATCACTGGCCAAGTTCCGCAAGGCGGAACGCACTCGGGGTAGTAATTCTTTAGCCAACTTGAGGATCCGAAGGTTAGTATCTTCAATGCATGCCATCAGGTATAATATACCCATGGTAGCATGCTTTACCTTGAATTTACTAGAGAACGTTTCCGTTCTCCCCTTCAGCAAGTCAAAGTATTTTGTTCTTGCTTGATCACTTCTGAAAGTATCAGAAACCTCATGGCCAAGAGGTAGGAATCCAGAACATGCCCTAATTAAGGGCATGATCCTTCCCGGGAAGGGTCCGCAATCTAATTTCTTCCAGTTCTTATATGTAATAAGCTGGTTGTCCTCAGATCGGAATTCAACCGAGAAGGCTCTGGGAGTCCTCGCGATCAGGTCCGTTAACCTTCGTTCTAATGCAGTTAAGAGTGCCTTAACCAGAAGAGACTGGAGCTCCACTAGTTGGCTTGGTGACTTAGATATGGCTATTAGCACATCAGCATCTTCCTTTGGAAGTGCTAGTGCTAACCATTTTAAAACTACGTCTATCCGATAATTCTCAGGTTCTTTAGAACCAAAGGGATTCAGGAGACAGAACCGGGTCAACGAGAGGAGTGTTGAAGGTCTTAGATGGGAAAGTTCCCCACTCAAAACTGCCCACTGCGCCACGGTGGACGCCTTCTTTACTAAAGAAATGGCGAGGTCCTTCGAATTTGAGCCGAACCTAGTCAATATCCTTTTGGCATATTCTAACCGAGTCGCCCATGAATGGGTGGAAGAGATTTCTTCCTTTAGACTGATAGGAGAGATGTTACCATCTGGACAAAAACGTTGGTTGGCGAATTCAAAGACATTCTTCAAGGACGAAAGTGATTTCAGAATCCCGATAATAATCGAGAAAGCTGAACACACTTCCCTATAGCCATTCGAAACGGCTACAGATGAAGCAATATCAATGTCATCTCCGAGTACCAGGTAATCCTGGAACCATTTTTGAGAACGAGTTGCTCTATAATGAGCAAACTGTACAAGGGAATGGTGGACAAGAGCCATACTAGCCCAAGAAGATAGGGCCCCCATCGGTTGTCCGGTATTATACCGAACAAAACCCGATGAATCAGGTAAGAGGAAGTCACGTTCCGTAAGGATGCGTGCCCAGAGAGCTGAACGTTCGTATCCCTTCTCGATCCTTTCCTCTTTCTTTCGAAGGAGGGGACCGAGACACTCTTTGTAGAGTGCCAGTGGGATCGTATCAGTTGCTGCCTTAAGATCAAACGACCAATGGGGACTTAGTCCCTTGAGGAAGTATTCCTGCGTTCGACCCTCTTGATCAAAAGTCCCATCATTGGGAATCCTTTTTAGGATATCAAAGAGATAATCGTGCACGGGCTTAAGAGCGGCCTGGGTCCAGTAGTCGCAAATTGCAACTACTCGAACTTTACCTGCTGGTTCTGGAATCGCGTGGAGTCGACCTAAAATTGGTTGTGGAGCTTCTGCTCCTGGTAAGATCGTGAGACGGGGATCAACCCCCTCTCCGGCCTCGTGTACTTTAATAGGTATACGGGAGGCAACACAGAAGCCTGCCATAGTGGCAGCTTCGTTGCTCCATTTTGAGAACTTTCTCGGTTCTCTCTTAAGAAAACCGATTGGGTCCCAAGGTAAGCGACGAGTTGACGCAGACCAATGGTGTTCTCGTTCTATATGTTGCAGGAGGGATAACATATCCTTATCGCCATGGATTTCAAACCATGTCTTCACCAGATTAACTGGGGCATTAGCCCACGCTTGTGCATCGAGAACGATGCCAGTCATAGCTGGTCCGGAAACATTAGCACCCGCAGAACGTACCATTAGTCCTTTGGCTGAGCGGTATTTGAACTCTGTTGGACATTGAAGTCCACGCAAAAGCGAAGGAAATATATCCTTACAGAACTTCTTATACTCCTCAAAGACCGGAGTCCCCTCAAGTTCTGGATGTGGTGCTGAAATCGTGGAAACATCGAAATCAGGGTGAGGCGCCTCCATAGCCTTATACATGTTGCATAGCGATGCTAGCAACCGTATTTGGCGTAGGGAGGACTCACGGACTGCTTTACGCAGTTCTCTGCTCCAAGAACTCGGGAGACCGTTTCGCAATCGTATGCCAAAACCTAATTTTATGGTTGATTTGAGTGGATTACCACTAATATATGAGTACAGGGCAAACAGGGACAGTTTTAAATACTGAACCACTGCCATCTGGCCATTATTTCTGAGAATTCGCTCCAGCTTCTTCGCAAGAGGAATGAAATACTGCACGTAGGTCCCAGGGTTCTTCACTTCTGCATAGTGAGCTAGTTGCCTAACCCACATGTACAGAGCCGTAGCCATTGTATCTGGACTGACGGATACCATTCTACTATTCAGCAGTTTAACATCCGGTTTAGAACCCGGACTAGCTGCCGCTTTATTGATTTTCCAGGTCAACGCCTTGATTTGCTTTCGCATTTCGAGAAATGTTGCCCAGGTTAAACGTGAGGCACGGGCCCAATGGCCCTTATTGGTAACAATTTGCACCTCCCATATTGAAGGGGGGGAATTTTTGTTATCGGGGTCCGTTGAAGATGTAGATATGGGAAGAGGTCGTTCAGTACCTGGCCGGGCCACAACCACTAGAGGCAAATTATTCGAGGCACAAACCTTGGATTGAGCCAAGTACTCCGCTGAGTTCAGGTATAGGATACCTGACGGATCCAAAGGATCTACAATTACGTAGTTTCTTATCCGTTGGAGATCCCAGTCCACTAGGACTGCCCATTGGGCTACCGTTCTTTCGGCAGGATGTACACGTCTAATCGACGAACTAGTTTGGTTGATTCCGTTCACTAAGAATACAGGTTCAGAATTACAGAGGAAGGCAGAGCTATGAAAGGCTCTTAGTATCCGTGGACATGAGTCCATGGGGCCGGAAGATATCACGAAATTCATCATGACAAAATTTATTTTGTTTAAAGCCCAAAAGGCTATGGTGGGTCTAGTAGAACTTCCCTTTCCTCGAAAGGCGGGCAGGTTGTGAATTAAGGCCCGAAAGGTCCTTTCGCAACTTTCACTCTTAACAGAGATCCCGTGCGACCCGCGTACCCCGGAGACAGATCCCCCCAAAGGGGCCAAACATTGTGTTGCATCTCTGCGATTAGAGGTAGTTACCAGCTTTATGCTGAACCTTTCGATCAAGAAAGATTGAACTGGCTTTGCCAGCTCCTTAGGTCTTCTACAACCTAAGCAACAGTATCTCCTAAAGAGACCTCTGTTGGCTTAGTCCACCAACTTTTCCGATACCGGAGTCCCTCACGGGACCCTGTATTCGGAACCCCCAATCCAGGGGGTACCTGGATGGTGAACATTCATAAGACTTCACAGTCTTATCTCCCCTAGTTAGGTTCCGAACAATGTTTGGGACTCTGCCTCCACTTTTAGTGAAGGTAGTTGGGAATCCTCCCACTGAAGTGTGGGTCGACCCTTTGACAGGTCTAGGAGTATCTTTCGCCCTCTCTTCTAATCGAATAGACATTCGACTTCGGTAGAAGCCAATGGAGAAGGCTAGGATAGTCCCTTAACTAGATTCGGAGGACCAGTGGCCCCAAAGCAGGGTTACGCCTTGGGTCTTGTATGCGCACTGGTTCTGCACTCATTACTGCAGAGCCACCCCGTTCGCAACGGG